AGTTGGCTATGCAGCAAAGAGCTGAACAGCAACAACAGTTTGCTAATAACATTTCTCTTCAATCTAAAAAGTTGACAGAACTAATACCAGAGTTTTCTGACGCTAAAAAGGCCGAACAAGTCAAAAGAGACATTCGAGCTTACGGCAAAGACATGGGCTTCAGTGACCAAGAGATGTCTACTGTTTACGATGCAAGACATGTAAGCATGTTACATAAAGCCATGAAATACGACAGACTAATGAGTAATAAAGGTAAGACTAAAAAACAAGTTACCAATGCTCCTAGAATGGCGAAGAATCGTGGTAAGGTTAAGAGTTCCGATGTCTATACAAAACAGAAACGAAGATTGCAAAATTCAGGTAAAGTTGAAGACGCAGTCAGCGTATTTAAAAACTTTTTATAGAGGAAACATAAGAAATGGCAACATATAAAACTTACGATACCATTGGTATTCGTGAAGACTTACAAAATGCGATTTATGACATATCGCCAACAACAACTCCATTTATGTCTACAATTGGTAAATCATCTGCTAAGAACACGTATCATGAATGGCAGACAGATTCACTAGCTGATGTAAACTTAGCTAACGCACAGGTTGAGGGAGCTGATGCAGTATCTGCAGTTCTAACACCTACAACTCGTGTTGGTAACTACACTCAGATTTCTGACAAAGTTATCCAAGTATCTACAACAGATGATAAAGTTGACAAAGCTGGTCGTTCTACAGAAACAGCATACCAACTTGCTAAAGCATCTGCTGAGCTAAAACGAGACATGGAATCTATCCTATTGTCTGACCAAGCACAAGATGCTGGTTCAACAGGCACACCTCGTAAATTAGGTGGTCTAGCATCATGGATTACAACTAACACTGTTAATACAGCTGGTGGTGCACTAACAGAAGACATGCTAAAAGAAGCAGTATTAAAAGCATACAACTCTGGTGGTGAACCTGACGTGCTATTAGTATCTCCAGCTAACAAGCAAGTAGTTTCTACTTTTGCTGGTATTGCTGAGCAAAGATACCAAGCTCCAAAATCATCTGCAACTACTATTATTGGTGCAGCTGACGTATATTTATCCGATTTTGGTTCAGTAAGCGTTGTTCCAGATAGATTCTTATCTGATGACTACTCTTTTGTACTTGACCCAAGTATGGCTAATGTAGCTTACTTAAGACCATTCAAGCAAACTAAACTTGCTAAGACTGGTGACTCAGAGAAACATCTACTTAATGTAGAATACACTCTAGTAGTTAAGAACGAAGCTGCTCATGCAATGATGAGTGACGAAACGTAATATAGGACTTGCCCTCTTCGGAGGGCATTACCTTATCACTGTATATATCTATATAGCTGAAAACAAACGGAGTGACAATACATAAATACAATACTATATATAGTACTTGTGTAAGGATTAAAATACAATATATGGACACAAAACTATGAAAACATTTAAAGATACAAATAACAAGTCTACATCAGTAGGTCTCAATGATAAAGACGAGATAACTATAAAACAAGAACAAGATGTAACAGAATTAATTGAGCAAAACAAAAAAGAATATAACAATGCTGAAACTAAATGGTCAGACCAATTGTTCGGAAACAAGGTGGCTAGCATACCATACACAGCGATAGACAAACTAAACAAAATGGGGATAATGAAAGGCTTTTCAGTGCTTGACCAAAAAAGATTCTTTGCTTGGTTGAACGACCCTGAAAACCGATTCTTTAGAACAAAACCAGGACAATTATAATGCCAGCATTTACCTCATATGATAATTTAAAGACAAATATCGCTGATTACTTAGCGAGAACCGACTTGACTGACAAGATACCTATGTTTATATCATTAGCAGAGAAAAGACTTAACAGAGATTTAAGGCTTAGACAAACATTACAACAGAGTACTTATACTATGTCAAGTGGTTATGAAGTACCTACTCCTGCTGACTTTTTAGAGCTAAAAGATATACACTTACAAGGTAACCCTCCAATAACATTAACATTTCAAACAGTATCTCAATTTTATAGAGATGCTGCTGTTAACACACAAGGTCAACCTATAAAATATACACTTATTGCAGATAACTTTGTATTAGCACCACAACCTACAGGCTCGTCAGTGGTAAATATGACATATTATAAAATACCGCAGGTGTTATCAGATACTAATCCTTCTAATGAGTACCTCGATGTATGTCCTGACTTAATACTATATGCTAGTTTAGCAGAAAGTGCTCCCTTCCTTATGGATGACCCAAGACTAGCTACATGGCAAGCATTATATGCAGAAGGACTTGCATCAATTACTAAATCAGATGAACAATCAGAATTCCCAGCACAGCCTTTAGCTGTTCAACTCACAACATAGGACACAACATGGATTTTACCAATTATTTAGCAAACAAACTTATTAGTGCAACAGTAAGAAATATTACGTTGCCTGTAATTGCAGATGTTTATTTAGCATTATATAAAACAGACCCAACTAAAGATAACACAGGAGATGAAGTTGAAGCTGAGTCTTATAATAGACAAAAGATTACATTTAACGAACCAGCAAATGGTGTAACATCTAATTCAGCACAGATAGATTTTTCAGTCGCAACAGGTAATTGGGGCAATATTGGTTGGGTAGGTATTTTAGACCAAGAAGTTGCTGGTAACTTACTGTATTTTACAGAGTTAGACAATGCAAAAGAGATATTAACTGGCGACCAATTTAGAGTTGATGTTGACAAGCTTAACTTACAATTAACATAGGATAAACAAATGGCACTTCAATTAAAAGATAGAATATTAACCCTGTGTACTACTGTAGGAACAGGTGATGCAATCATTGGTGCAACCAAAGAGGGTTATTCTGGGTGGGAAGGTATTACATATGGTAACACAGTTTACTACTGTATTACAGATGATACAGCTTGGGAAGTTGGTTATGGGAACTACATGAACAGAGGTTCAACACAAGCAATATCAAGAACTGTGTTATCCTCATCTGATGCTAATCAAAAGATACCGCTATCAGGTAACTCAAGCATATTCTGTACATACCCTTCTGAAAAGGCTGTTTACCGAAATAAAGATGGTAATTTATACTTTCCAACTACAAATGCCCACCTTAAGAGTATTCTTGGAAGTGACGTAACATCGGCAAATGTTGTAACTTCAGCAGTTATTGTAGATGGCACTGAAGGTGTTAAAGATGAGAATTTAGCTGGACTGTTAAATGTATATAAGAAAGATGAAATTGATGAACAACAAGAAGGGCAAGATGTTCAAATAGAAAAAAACAAACAAAACATTATAGAGCTAGAAGAAGAGATTGAAGCTATTGCTCCATCATTTGATAGAGGTGAATGGGACTATAAAGAACCAACAAACCCAGCAAATATGCCAGCAGTGGGTAATTATTTTATACTAGATGACTCTGGAAATTCTATAACTAGCTTTGCTAACGCTCATGAAGTGTTATTTAACAACAAAGATGTTTACGATGCTTTACACACATGGGGAACTGTAGAAGTAGGTCAGTATCTTGAATTATTTGATTCTGTTGATAGTGAGTATTTACTAGCTACAATAGAAAAAATAACATTAGAGTCAGGTGCAATTAGATTTGAAGTCACTCCACAACAATCTGATGGTGGTGCTGGAGGTGGCTCACCTAGAGTAAGAATAAAAATATTTGAAATTTCTGGTGTAGATGTAGACACACTAATGCCTAAATCTGGTGGTACATTTACAGGTCAAGTAAAACATAAAAAAGAAATCATTATTGAACCAACACTACCAGCAACGTTTGTTAATATTAAGAACAGATACACTACTAATGCAGATGGTACAGCTACAGGTAATCAAGCTAATGGAACAGGTTTTGGTATCAACTTTGATTTAGACCACGGAAACTCTGGTTACAACCAAGTTAAATGGACTAATAGAAATGGTGATATTCTTAATATTAATGGTGGTTCAACCCCTGGGGCAAAGTTTGGAGGCAAGGTACTGTTTAATAAGCCTCTTTCTGATATTAGCAACGGCGATGGGCTTATTGTTAAAGGTGCTATTGGTGATAACTACTCTACAACGACTGTAAGCGAACAGAATGGGGATTTGTTAAGTGTATACCACAACAACAATGCAGTAGATGCAATTAATTACAAAGGTAAAATTACAAGTCCAAAAAACATTGTCACCAAAGAATATGTAGATAATAATGTAGAGACATATAGC